CCTGTTCCAATTGCTTGTGATATTCCTGTATTAGCAAATCCAGCTATTGCTGTTGAAGCTCCTACTGTGCTTATACCTGTAGCTACACCAACACTATTTACTAGGTTTGCTGTTAATACCATTGTTGCTGGGTCACACATTAAAAATATACCTCCGAAGTTATTCCCAATATTCTTAATGGCAATGGTACTGACTGAGTAATATCAATAGCAGGCTCATTGTCATATCCTAAAAAGTATACATTCTTCTTTCCAGTATAACTAGAAATCGTTGAAGATGTATCAATAGTTGTTTCATTTATTAAAATGTCATTAGAATTAACGGTTAAGTTATACGTACTCGATAGTTCTAGTATACATTTTGCTATTTTTGTAGGGTTACCAGTTAAAGGATTTTGTGTGCCAGTAGCAGTAACTTTAGCATTAACAGGCAATGTTTTTATTTGCATAGTAAAATCCGTTCCAATGTCTACAGAAGAAGCTGGAGTATCTAAAACTACTACACCTCCTGACGTAACTGTTCCTTTTCCATAATAATTAATATTACCTGATTCTGTGCTACCAGATGTTCCGTGTACTTCTAGTCCTCTCATATCTGGATTGCTATTTAACGCAGAAAACGTTCTTGATGTTGTAAATTGTAAAGCTACTCCATCTGACTGCGAAACTGATTGATCTAAAACTATTACATACTCTCCGCTATTTGCTGTTGCTGTTACAGAATTTATTGTATAAACAGTACCTGTTCCAGCAAATTGAAATGATTCACCTATATTTGGTGCATTTGTAAATCCATCAGCAATAAACGTAGTAGCAGAAGAAAAACTACCGTTTGTTAAAGGTGAACCATGAGGTTGATAAGAACCTGATAAAGTTTTTGAAACAGTCATGTCTGTTGGCACATCAAAAGATGTTGAAGCAAACTGCTCTAAATAATAAACATCTGCTGAATTTATAGTTCTTTTTACTGCAATATAAACAAAATCTGTTGAACAAGCTACTGACTGTATAATTCCAGTTGTAGACCATTGCACCCAACCTTGTAATTCTTGTATTTTTTGTGACGAGTAAACACCTAATGTTCCATCTGTGTTTACCAAAAAGTATAATTGTTCGTCTCGATCTGCTAATGATTTTATTCTGTCTGCGTCTATTGGCGTAGAAACCAAATGACTAGATAATAACGAAATAGGAGCTGAAACAAATTCTTCTGTAGAAGCATTAAAAGTGTACTCTCTTACTGTTTTTCCGTTTGTTTGCACAAATATTGTAGAACCATCAAATATTTTTGCTCTTGCAGGAAGCTGACATCCCAAAGAACTTTGTCTAACTATTTGCAAATCAGTAGGGGTAAGGGGTTTTCCTATTTGTGGTTTAAGAAAAAACTCTGCTGTGTTTGTTAATATTTCTAAAACTTTACCAGATATAATATGTCTTATTTCATTTATCTCATCAGACGCTATTTGTATTTGTATTGAATCAGAATCAGCTGCTTCTCCTACATCAAACTTAAAAAAATCTCCTACGTTGCTTCCTTGTATTCCATCTGGTAATGATGGAACTCCAGCAAAAAATAATCTTTGTTCATGAAATGCTACAGTTTTAGGAAAACCATTTGCAGTAGACAAAACTTGTTCTTGCCAATCTCTAGTAGGTGCATGTGTTTTTATAATAACTCTAACACCCCCGCCATCTACAGATTCTGTGGCTGTATCACCTGAACCAGCAGTATAAGTATAATGGTTATCATCTACCACAGTAATAGTTCTTGTTCCATTTATGTTTCCTTGTGCTAATCCAGCCCCATCATCATCAAATATATCTTCTGAACCAGATAAAACTATAGAAGCTCCTGTAGATAAACCATGATTTGCGTGAGTAACTTTTATTGTTGAAGAACCCTGTTGTGTAGCAAATGGGTCATCATCTAGTTCAACAAATAAATCGTCTTTTAATGTAACTGTTATAGAAGTTGCACTAGAATATCCAGTAACCGTAGCTTCTGTTCCATATATTTTTAGCGTTGTTCCTACATAATCAGATGTAAAATATGAAGCACTAGATGTGACTGTAACTCCTGTGCCAGCACTTGATGAATCTGCGTCTAATGTAACTGTATTATCAGCAAACTTAAAGTAAGGCTGATATGTAATTTTTCCATTTAAACTTGTATCAAATGCAAAATCTGTTCTAGTAAAAGTTGTTGCTCCTGTTCTTTTTATAACTGACGGAATAAAGTTTTCATTTACTACAATCATAGTATCGGCTTGTTGGGATAAATTTAAATTTTTTAATTGTGCCGTAGTCCACGGACAACTTGTAATAGTTTGTAATAATGTTCCATTTGTTGAATAAATTTTTAATGCTGTATTTTGAAACGCAAATATATATTCCTGTTCTCCACTAAATATGAAAGGTTCAAGCCTTGATTCTGCTCCTAAATCGGCTCTCCAAAATGTCCCACCCCTCCTTTCAATTGCCCCTTGGTTTCTGCATATTACGTTTCTAGCTTTATCTAATGATTTGCTATAAGCGTTTAAATCGTTTCGTGAAATAAGATTAGGGTCTACTTCTCCTCCACTAAAATTTGCTTGATGAATTCTTGTTGTTGCCATTATGAAGATACTTTAGCTTTTACAGTCCCCAAACTTCCAGAGTTTCTTCTATTTCTAAATCTGTCTACATCTGCACGTCTTGTTGTTTGTGCTTGTGAATCTTGTGATTTGGCAATAGATAGTTGCCCTTGTGCTTTTCTTTGATACAAAAGAGATAATGAATCGTTTCTTGCTATAGCTCCAGAAAATAATGAAGCTAATTCAAATACTAATGCGGATTTAAAATATGGTGGAAAGTCTGCTTCTGACGGTTGAAATGTATAATCTGCTATTACTACATCAGTTGATGTAGCGTCGCAAAAAATCTGATCGTTATATCTATCATACTGAATAACATTATCTGAAACAGTTATTGTATTCATTACCAAAGCGTCTGATGGCAACGAATAAGCTGAAGAAAATCTTCCTAAAGGTTTATCGGTTTTTCTAGATAGTTGTTGCTGTTTAGTTGAAAATCTCCATCTACATCTGGTCAACATAGTTTCTAAAGTCATGTTATATAATTGATTGCAGACTTTGGATTCAGTTGTATTTTCACTAAATGAGTTGATAGTGTTTGCTCCTACTAAAACTAGGGCTTGGTTACATATATCAAATTTACTATCTGTCATAATATTTGGGCGGGGCTGGGAATAATATGAGTGAAATAACCCAGCCCCTAAGTACGTTATGTACCGTTAGTTGTCGTTACAGTTGTCGCTGCCGTTGCACTTGTTACAAATAATAAATCTCCAGTTGCAGTACCACCTGTGGTACCTACAGCTAAGATAATATCAAATTGTTTCAAGTCAGCAGTGACTGAATTAAAGTAACCTGAACCAGCAATAGTTGCTGGTGCGTCAGTACTCTTATAAATAAAGAGATTTTGATCGCCTGCGCCAGCTACCTTTTTTAAGTTTGTTGCGTCTAAAGCCATGTTATCCTCCTTATTCTGTTATTTGACATTCAATAGCACCGTCGTTGTCAATCATGACAGCTCCTGCACTAAAGTATGATGTTATTAAATTACTTACTTTTTCTGGTAAATAATTCATTTCAGTAGTAATGTCCTGTCCGCTAGCCATCCCAACAGCTGTGTTGTGATATGCGTGACAGTCCCTAGTTGTACTTGAAATGGATAACCCAGAATGAGTAAACCATAAGAAACCTAACCAACGCTTGGCAGTCATTCCACCAGCATATGGTAAGTCTCCCTCTCCTACGTATTCTGCTCTGCTGAATTGATCTATTTGTAATAGGTCAGCCCAACCAGCAGGTGATACAACAAAGTATCTTTGTCCGTCATCAGGGATATCTGCTTCGCCAAATGCTTCATATACTGTTAAAGCTTTAGCTAGCGTCAATGCCGCTGAACCATGAACTACGTTGTTTGAGTTAGAGCCAGCGTCTAATACATCTATTATTAACTGGTCTACTTTACGTCCAAGAGCCGAAGCAGCTGATTGAGCTAATATTTGTCTTTCGTCAATATTTGTTTTTAGCTCATCAAGTTTGTCAACCATATCCGCAGCATAGAAATCACTTAATGTGACATCTACTGTAGAATGTGTTAACTCCATTGTTGGAACTTCACCGTGTCTAGATTTAGTAGACGCTGTGCCTGTTCCTACTTTTTGGAATCTTGCTTGGTTACCTTGAACATTTGATGTTTGTCTTACCGTATTCTTAAGCTTTGAACCCATTCTTTGATAAGCCATGTGGACTTCGGATTCAAACTGCTTAATAAACGAATTTGTAATTTGAGTTGCCATTTAACTCTCTCCTTAAAAATTATCATTTAATGTTCTAACAGTTGTCCCTTATCTGCTTTTTCGGTTGTCCATACTGGACCGATATCATCAATAATGGGCTGTATATTTCCAGATACACCCTGTATCTGCCTATAAAAATACAACATTTCAATATCTTTAACAAGCAAATGATTTCTTTTAAACAAAAAACCCTGCCATTTTAACCACTTTATTGTAGAAATATTATGAATTGGTACAAAATTAAACACATAATCATAGTCAGATAGAAAGTAATCTGTCCATTTGTTATTTCTTTTAGCAAAATATAGTGATTGTTTTCTAGTAAATTGCTTAGAAAGAAACCATACAGCACCTTTTTTGGTTTCATTCATCAAAGGAATAACACCAAACATAGCAATAACTTCCTTGTCTGCAGTCATTACTGTGTACGTATTTATATTTTTTCTGTATCTATAACGAAAAGGAGAAAGCAAAGAAGTCAATGGGTCATTGCCCATAATTGCTAGCTCCTCTTTATCTGATTGTTTTAGGTGAGGTGCCAGTTCATAGGAATGATCTGGCAATCCTCGTTCGACATAAAGTCTAGTCGTCTCCATACAACCTAGCAAAGTCATCATCTACTTCCTTGATGTAAGCTGGGTCCTTATGTCTGGGGTCAAAGTATTTAGGGTCTTTCATCTTCTCTCTTACTTTAGCAAGAGTTAATTGAGACTGTGGTTTTGCTACTGCGTCTGCCATTACCCTAGTTGACTTAGTTAAATTCTGTACTTTTTCTAAAATATCAACGCCTAATGCAGATGTTCCTAAAGTATATTGAATTAACTGTGCTTCTTCTGGTGTAAAGTTTGCAGTTACAAAAGAATTTGCAGCGTCAAGTCTCTCAGGTCCATTGTCTCCAAGCTTTTTAGATTCTTCTTCAAAAGCTTTTTGTTGTGGATAGACAAGTTTATCCAAATACATGTTAACTAAGTTTTTAAATTGATCTGGTGATACCTTGTTTTCATGAGCATATTTTCTAAAATCTTCCATAATTGGGTTAGATTCTACCATTTCTTCATTGATTCCCTCTAGCAAATCAGGAAGCTCATACTTATCTGGCGATTCAGGAATAAGTTCTTTGCTTTCTAAATCCATTTTAGACTTAATTCTTTCTTCCCATGCTTCTTCTTTTCCAGAAATAAGCTGTTCTGCATTGCTATATGAGTG